CTCAATGATTTCGATTTAGTTTGGAAAAACTTTTTCGATCAAACATCTAAATTTTTACCAGTAACATCAAATAAAATGAATTATCCAGTTGATATATTTACAACTGATAGTGGTATACAATTTGAAATTGCTGCAGTAGGTTTAGAAAAATCAGATATTGAAATATCAACAGAAGGAGAAACTTTAAGAGTTCGATATGACAAAGGTAAAGAAGAAAAGCGTGAATTTATTCACAAAGGTATCGCTAAAAGAGCTTTTGATTTTGCTTGGAAAATATCTAAAGAATTAGATTTAACTAAAGCAGGAGCAAAAATGGAAAAAGGATTATTAGCAATTGATATTCCATATGCTAAAGATAGAGCACCAAAGCGATTAATAATTAAATAAGTTACATGAGACCTACCAACTCATTATATATACCACCAACAATAGAATATCAGAATAAAAGATATAATATTCGTAGATTAGTTCGTGAAAATCCAGATGAAAATATAGAGTTCTGGAAAAATTTAATTGAACATGATGTTGTATTGCGTAAAGATGGATATTTATGGTTTTTAATTGAAATTTCAGACGCAGAAATTATCATAGAATGAAAAAGAAAAAATTACCTAAATATATACAAGAAAAATTTAAAAAACAACAATTTAAAATTGGAGACATTGTTAAATGGGAATTTTTAGGAGAATCTGGTTGGGGAGTTGTTAAAAAAATATTAAATGCAAATGATAAAATTACTTATATGGTTAAAACAGGCAAGTATACGTATCCTTGCGGTATTCAAATCAAAGAATACTCAAGTTACTATGCCGGATCAATCGACTACGAGACTTCAAAAAATAGATCAAATAATGGCAAAGCCGGAGTTTCAACAATTGAAACACGAAATGACGATAAAACAAGGAAACGACTTTCTGGATCTATTAGCAACACAATATCAAATACAGGATCTAACAGTAGGACAACGAATGATTCTGGGTATGGCGTTACAAACAACATACGATCAAATAGAAAAATCAAAAAGTCAGCTGAAAACAATGAATTAGAACAAGCTATAGACAAACAAAAAGATTTTCTTAGAAAATTTACTTAAACTTATATTATGAATAAAATAATAATATTATTATTTATATTGTTAATCGGAATGAGGTCTATTCCAGAAAATAAATCTGAATTTTGTATACCAATTGAAATTGAAAATTATCATGTAAAAATTAAAAATAAAGAAATACAAGATAATAAACTAATTGAAGCATTAATTCAAGTTGAAAGTAGAGGAAATGATAGTTGTATAGGTGATAGGCATTTAATACTTCCATCCATAGGATGTTTACAAATTAGACCAGTAATGGTAAGAGAAGTTAATAGAATATTAAAGAAACAAAAGGATACACTGCGATTTAAATATAAAGATAGATGGAGTAGAAAAAAATCTATTCAAATGTTTTATATTTGGAAAGACTTTCATCATACAAATTCTTCTGATGAGAAAATAGCAAGAAATTGGAATGGAGGACCTAAAGGTTATAAACGTAAACGTACTTTACAATATTGGGAAAAAGTAAAAATAGAAATGAATAAAAAACTTTAACTAAAGGTTGGATTTTTCATGTATAATTCTTATTATAAAGAAAAAAGATATGAAGAAAGTAATTTATTTATTAGTAATTGGATTTTTAGGAATAAATTCAATTAGTTGTACTCAAAATGATAGCACAAGAGTTTTACCAGAAGATCAAGAAATATATTCACCTGCAAATGGAGATGTTATATTTCATACATCAAAAAGTTCTCAAAGTCCAATAATACAAAAAATTACTAATTCAAATTTAAGTCATTGTGGAATTGTTTATATTAAAAATGGAGTTCCTTATGTTTTTGAAGCATCTAGCAAAGTAAAATTAACTAAACTTCAAACATTTATTAATAATGGAGTAGATAAAAAATATGAAGTATTAAGACATACAGGAGGATTATCTCAATCTGAATTAAAGAAAATGTTTGCATATGCTCAAGATCAAATAGGAAAATCATATGATGTAAAATTCGAATGGTCAGATGATAAAATATATTGTTCTGAATTAGTTTGGAAAATATATAGTTCAGCTGGTATTGAATTATCTTCGCCAACTAAATTTGCAGATTATGATTTATCTTCTAAAGAAGCTATTAAATTAATTGAAACAAGATATAATACAAAAATTAATTTAAATGAAGATGTTGTGACTCCTGTACAGATATATCAAGATCAAGATTTACAAATAATATATCAAAACTATAGAAATAAATTATATGCTTTTTAAGCACTTCCGATTGTAACAACATTAGGAGAGTCAGAAACAGCTTTGAAATTTGCATTAATATTTGGAAAACATGATCCTTGTAATCCAGGAATTTTTCCAGCTATCATTGTATCTACCATAAACGTTGCACAATTAGATCCTCCGCCCGTTCCAATATCAACTAAAGTATATTCACGCGTTGTAAAACTATTAATAAACTGTAATCCGGTTTTATAATCGTAACCTCTTACTAATACTCCTTGCATTGGTAACTTAGGACCTTTGCCTTGTGAATTAGATTTGACACGTTTTAATACAGAGTCAAAATTAGTTATTTCGCCATTTTCAATTCTAGCAATTCTACCTAAAGATTTCTTTTGTACAACTCCATACCCGGCAACTGCATCAGCTGGTATATCATCTATAGTAACAGGTCGACCTTCTTTTTCTTGAAAAGCTTTCGCAAATTTTCGTCCTTCTGGTTGAGTTAAAAACCATTTTTTGCCATCTTGCATAGATTTACCAGACGTATATCTTCCAAATTCTGCTAAATATACATTTCCAGCTGGATCAATAATAGCTATTCCTCCATGCCCTTGTGGACCTAGAGTTCCTGATTTAAAATCATCTCCATAAATTGTTTTTCCTATAGTATTATATATTTTATCAACGTCAAATACTTTCATACCTTGTTTTACAGATGCAGGTAACGAAGGTTGATATGTAGGCCAACTTAAACCAATTGCCCATCCGGTATCAGATAATGATTTTGGATCTTTTAGTGTTTTTAAATGATAATTTAATTTATTTTTTATTGTTTGATCTAAAATTCCTAATTCTCCGTCAATAATAGCTTGTATAGATGTATATCCTTTCAACCAATCACTATTAACTCTAGAACCATCTGATAATGTTATCATACTATTAGGAGGATATCGATCGTATAATTTTTGATTACTTTGTAAAACTTTATTTATTTGATTTAATATATTTTTATCTTTAATATTTTTTACTACTTTAAAAAATCCAACTTCATTAGTTCCTGTTCCGCGCGTTGTTTTATGTAAAGCTTCAATATATTGTTTTGTTATATTAACTTTTGGAGATGATGTTAACTTTGTTTGTAACATACTATAAGTATTTTTTCCTACAATTCCATCTGCAGATAACTTATTGTCTTTTTGAAATTTTTGTACTGCAACTTTTGTACCAGAACCAAATATTCCATCTGCAGAAGAATTTCCGCTAGCTAACTTAGATGGAAGATATTTTAATTGAATTAATTGTTTTTGTAATTTTTTAACTTGTTCTCCACGACTACCTTTACGGAGCACAGTAGTTTGTTCTTGTAATAAATATTTTAATTTAATCATGATTTGTTTTCTGATTATTTTTTATTATATTAATAAATATATCAACAATTTAAATTACTAATATTTATATAAAGAAAGGAAAGTTATGGCAAATTTAAAATTTAAAACACAAATTACTGATAGTTTAACAGATGCATATGAAATTGTTAAATCTGTAGGTAGAGGAATTGAAAAAGGAAAAATTGATCCACAATCTGCAATGACAAATTTAGCAGAATGTTTAAGAAAATTAGAATCAGTAAAACATTTTATTGAAAGAGAATGAATCGAACATTTTCATATATTGTTCTAATTACTGCATTATCATTAGCAGGAAGTGCTGCATATTATAGTGTGTTTGGAATAAGTAAATTATTTTCAGCTCAAGCAGTAGCTGTAGCTATCATGGCTGGTACATTAGAAGCAGCAAAACTAATAACTGCTACATATTTACATCGTTTTTGGAAACAGATAAATTTTTTACTAAAAACATATTTAACTACTGCAGTTATTATATTAATGTTTATAACATCATTAGGTATATATGGATTCTTAACAGCGGCTTATCAAACTACAGCTAATGAGTTATCTGTAATGAATAAAGAAATAACTATTATTAATCTTAAAAAAGAACGATATCAAGAACAATTAAATAGTTATATTAACGAAAAAAATCAATTGGCTGGTTCAATTACTGAATTAACTAAAGGACTTTCTAATAATAAAGTTCAATGGAAAGACAAAGAAACCGGACAAATTATCACATCAACATCAAGTAGAACAAGAAAAGTTTTAACATCACAACTTGATGATATGAAACAACAACGAAATAATGTTTCAATAAAAATTGAAGCATTAACTGATTCTGTAACTACATTAGATTTAAATATATTAGATATAGAATCTACCTCTACAGTTACTAACGAAATTGGACCATTAAAATATGTTTCTGAATTATTAGAACGTCCAATGAATCAAGTTGTAAATTGGTTTATATTAATTTTTATATTTGTGTTTGATCCATTAGCTGTAATATTATTAATTGCTTCAAATAAGGCTTTTGATATTATTTCTGAAAATACAAAAGAGAATATATACGGCGAACAAGTTATAAAAAATAGTAATCCAGAAGCTTTTAGGCCTCCACATCCGAGTGATGCGTGGGACGAAAATAAAGCAGATCGAAGAATGGATGTAATTGGTCAAAATGGAAATGAAGGATTACATTACGAAGAAAACAATCCACCAAGTGGAACAACAGTAATATCATGAAAAAAGAAAAATCAACAAAAAAGTTACAATGTAGATGTAAAAACTGTACTAATATAGTAGAAGTTGCAAAAACATCTTTATCAGTAGTATGTTCTTTATGTACATTTAAAATGGCAGAAGGCATATTGGAATATTCCAAATAATTTATTATAATAAATAAAAAGTTATGTTAGACGCCGAAAAAATAAAATCCAATTGGGATGAATATAGAAATAGGGTTAATACGTTATTTCCAGATAGAGCAGATAAATTAAATAAATTATATGATGACTATGAAGAAAGGATTGTAATGATGCCTGCTTCTTCAGTTGCTCATTATCATAATGCATTTGCTGGAGGATATATTGATCACGTACTTAGAGTTATGGATTGTACAGAAAAATTGTATAATTCTTGGGAAAGTATGGGTTCTGATATGTCTGGATATGAATATAATGAAATGATGTTTGCTGCTATGCATCATGATTTAGGTAAATGTGGATTTCCAGGAAAAGGAAGAGAAGTATATCAAGTAGAAACTTCTGATTGGCATAGAAAGAATATGGGAAGAATGTATAAGCATAATGAAAATATTCCTTTCACAATGGTGCCAGATCTTTCACTATATTTACTTCAAAAATATCAAGTTCAAATGTCTTGGAATGAATATCAAGCTATTAGAATACATGATGGTATATATGATGATGCTAATAAACCATATTTTATTGCAAGATCGGCACAAGCTAAATTAAAAACTAATTTGCCTTTACTATTACATCATGCAGATCATATGGCATCTCAAATAGAATATGAAAGATGGAGATCTTATAAAAATAATTCTCCTAATCCAGTTAGTGCAAAAACAAAAGCTACTAAAAAAACAGCAATTAAAAATTTAGCAGAACAAAATCCAGATATTGACAAATCAATAACAGATATATTTAAAACATTTGGAGAATCATGATATTTGAAATAATAGGATTATTAATATTATCAGGAGGATTTGTTTATTTTGTATGGAGATCATTGACATTAGCTAATGTTACTGCAGATCAAGAAGAATATATAAAAGAATTAGAAGAAATGTCTCAATATATGTATCAAAAAATAAATGAATCATATAAAGAAATGAAACGTATTGATCGTATTGGAGCTTTTGAAAAAGATGATGAGGCAGGAACTACGTTTGATTTATTAAAAAATGTAATAACAAATTTAGAAGAAGAATTTAATGGGGAGAAAGAAGAAAAAATCAAATAGATATTGGACTAAAATTACTGAATATTCAGTTTCAGCATATAATAGATCTGAAGATAATCAAGTATTAAAAGAGAAAATATATAGAAGATTTATATTTCCTGCTTTCATGAAGTTAGCTGAAAATTTGATAAATAAAATGAAATGTGAATATATTGATTCTACATTTCGTGATTTGCAAACAGATTTAGTTACATATTTAACAATTCGTTTAGATAAATTTAATCCAAATGCTGGAAAAGCATATTCTTATTATACAAGAACTGCATTTAATTATTTAATTGCTGAAAATCAAAAGGGATATTCTAAGTTAAAGAAAACAGCAGAACCTGTTAATATTGATGATCAAAGAAATGTAATGATAGAAATGCATAACACTGAAATGCAAGATACGTTAAAATATTTTATGGATGCATATGTATCATATTGTTATGAAAATTTAAATTTTATATTTACGAATCAAACTGATATACATGTTGCTGATTCAATATTACATATTTTTGAAGATAGACAAAACATAGAACAATTTAATAAAAAAGCATTATATGTTTTTATAAGAGAACGTACTGGATTAGAAACAAACAATATTACAAAAGTAATAAAAGTATTAAAACAAATATATTCAACAAAATTTTTAGAATATGAACGTACTGAGTTCGTGAATTTGCCTTTTTAATATTTATTATTAAAAGGAGTCCATTATGGATGTAAATGATAAATTATTTAAAGGAACTAGTTTCTCTGATTTAATGTCTGATGTATATCATAATTCAAAAAAGAAAGATAGACAAATAAATCAATTAATATCACAATTACAACCACTCATAAGAACAGCTTCTGATGCTACTATAATAGTACCTTTAATTAAAGAGTATCTTGATGTAGCTGTTAAAAATGACGATCATTTAGTTAAATTAACAGCAATAGTTCAACGATATATATCAACTCAACAAACTATTACTGGCGAATCTTCTTTATTAAGCGATGATGAAAAAAATCAATTATTAAAAATTGCAGATGATACTTTTCAAGAAGAATTATCAGATGAAATAGAAAAAATTGAAAATGAAGATAAAGAACTTCAAGAAAAAATTAACAATGTAAAAAAATCATTGGAGAATAAAAATGGAAGTTAATTTTTTATTAGCCGAAGTTATTCAAAATAATATAACTGACACATATAAAGAAAATGATAAGTCAAATTTTGGATCTGTCGTTGTTCGTACATATGATGAAAGAAGAACACAAGAAATATCTTGTAGACCTGCTAATCCTAGACATAATGATATTCCATTAATTGGAGAACATGTATTAATATTTCAAGGAACTAATGAATTTAGTACTGTAGATAAATTTAGAAGACAATGGTATTATTTTCCTGCATATAATATACAATCAAATGTTAACCATAATGCATTACCCGGTATTGCTGAAGCACAAACATCTAATGTTAATGCAGTTGGACAACAAAATCCATTAGGAGAATCTTTTAAACAAAAATCAGTATCTCAGTTACAAATATTCGAAGGAGATACTATAATACAAGGACGTTTTAGTAATAGTATACGATTAGGCAGTACTGTAAATAATGGATCATATACACTTCAGCCAACATGGAAAGGTAATGCAGATGGAGATCCTATAATAATATTGTCAAATGCACACTTTGATAAAAAAGATAAAT